CGCATGTTTTCCAGTGAAGAAAGACCGGGTGCGCGTATCCTGCGCCCGCCGCGTTGACGGTCACGGTGCTGACAGAACCGGAAACAATGTTGGCCGTGAACAAGGCACCGCTTCCAGACATTCTGAACGTCTCTGTGTCAATTTCCACCGACGGGCTTGAGGTGTATCCGCTTCCTGCGCTGGTGACCGTGACGCTTTGCACTGTTCCATTGGCTATTGTGGCGTACCCGGAGGCACCCGATCCTCCTCCTCCGCTAAAAAGCAACTTGGCCTTGCTTGCCAATTGTTCGACGTAGAACGCCAGAACGGGCGCTGTTCCGCTTGTCCCTGCGATGATCTTCGGGACAATGGCGCTGGTGCTCGCGCTGTGCGCTGTTTGGGAAACGGTGAACGTCGCGTTGCTGTTTTGCGAAACGTAGTTGACGTCCAACTGCGTTGCTTGAACCAGCCTGTCGGTTGCTCCTGTCGTGTCGCCGTAGCACAAATCCCGCAGGACATCAATGGAGAGGGAGGCCCGCCCGATAAGGTTGTTGAAAAAGCGGCACTGGTGCCATCCGACTTCGGTCGGGTACAAAACAAAAGTGTGGTCGGCAAACGTGATGTCTTCCTGTCCGCTGTGCAGAAGTCCGCTGACGTAGCGCGGTGTTTTGGTCACCTCGTTGCGACGAAAAACAATCTGCTTGAACCCGGAGTATGCTCTGCTTTCGACAAGACAAGACCACCCGGTGACCTTGTTATTTTCCACCACCGCGGTGTAAGCGCCGGCATTGAGGCTGAAAGCCGCCGAATAGTCGTTGCTGGATGCAGTGCTGATGCACAGCAATATGTTGTCCTTGATATAAATAACCGGGCGCTGTCCGATGTTGTACACTTGCCCCGGGCTTCCGGTCACGTGCACCGCGGCAGACAACTGTGGTGCCACGGCTGCGTCGGATGGCTGCAAGGGCTGGCCGTTCCATCCGTTGTTAAGGGAGCCAAGAAATTTCCCAACGATGGTGTTGTCGGTGATGTGGCAATGCGTCGCCGTGTTGACGATGATTGCGCGTGAAAACCGCGAGTCCATCCCGTTGCGCGTGGCTTCGGGCATGGTGATGCTGTTGTTGGAAATGATGCTGTAATGCCCGGCCACCTCCAGTTCGACGTTTCTGTACGTGACATAGGCTCCGATTTGCACTTTGTGGATCACGTTGTCGGAAATGACCACAAACCCAGCCAAAACATTGACGGCGGCATTGTAGGCCGCGGTCACTCCGCTGGGGCAGTTGCCGTCGAAATAGTTGGAAGTGACGATGGCACCGTGCACCATGCTGTCGCTGTAGTTGCCAACCGTGTAGGGAAGCGAGGCGTCGTACTCGTTGTGCGACAATCCGACGGCTTCGCGTTGGAAATTCTTGAACACGTTGCCGGTGATCATGGTGCGCTTGTATCCGGTCGGGCCGTACCCGCTGATGAGGATGCCTCCATCTGAACAGCGGACGTCCACCGCGGAAGGAACCGCGGCGAAAACGGTGGCCGTGGATTTGGTGAACCCGTCGAACACGTTGTTGTGCAAGGCGAGTCCTCCCACGGTGCGGCCACCTATAAACTGCGTCCAGTCGTCGTTGCCGGCAGTCCACTGTCCGTAGGAATGGTAGAATTCACAGGAGGAAATATTGACGTTGTTGGCCCACCAGAGCGAAACGCCTTGCGTCCAATCGGTGAAGCGGCAGCGGTTGATGTATATGTTGGAAGGAACTCGCTCGGTATCTGCGACGTTTGCCGCGTGCGCTCCCATGTATCCGTAGAAACCAAGGCAGAAGAGGCGTCCGGGCCATCCGTTGCTGGTGTTGGCCGATGAAGAACTCCAATTGTAATTGGCCGTTGGCAAAGAATGGATATGCGTGAACGACAATCCATCAATGGTGACCCCGTTGAAATATCCGGTGACGTTGAGGAAAAACAAAACATAGCCGGGCTTGGCTTTGAGCGTGTTGGGAACAACGATTTCCGCGTTGTGGCCAAAGATGTGCAAACGCTTTGGCGTAAGGCTTTGGTTGTTGGCAAAAACGATCTGCCCGCTCTCATTGCCAAGGGCGCTGTTGCCTGTGCTCAAGGTCGCGCAGAAATAGGTTCCTCCCGGGAAATAGACGGGCTTGCCGGTGGCCAAGGCTTGGGCGATGGCTTGACGGATGGCTGGAGCGTCGTCGTTGATCCCGTTGCCCAGAGCGCCATAGTCGGTGACGTTGATTGCCCCGGAGAGGCCGGCCCCGGACGCCGTCGTGGAAGAAGCAGAGGAAGAGGAAGACCCGAGCGAGCCTGCGCCGGAATAGGCTGTCTCGCCGTACCGGCTTCCGACGTAGCGCGATGCAGCGTACATATCGCTGCGTGGCGCTCTATTTTGGAAAGCGTTGGTCAGCCGCCCTTTGGAAACAACGGAACTGTCGTACTGCTGCAACAAGGAAGCAGCCACCGTTCGATCTTGCGTGAGCGGGCCGGCCATTTTGCTGGCCAGCTTGATGGACACGGCCTCGTAGAAAATAGCCGGCCACTGGGCCACCTCCGTGACCCTTGCCACGTAGCGGATTTTGGCCTCGGAGGCATTGGTGAGCAGGGTTTGGCCTTCGACGCAGTAGTCGTCTTCCGATTGGTTCACCTCGTACCCGTTGACTTGCATCAAGCGCAAAAAATCCGCGGGCAACACATAGGAATGCGTGTACTGGGACGGCGGGGTCGGCCCCTGCTCCAAGGTCGCCCGTTTCATGGCGAAGTTCCACGGGTGGGTGGACAGCACCTCGTCGCGGGTTGCCGCGTAAAAACGGTCGGCCATTTGCGCCGTGGCGCTGGAGTCGGACAAAGATTTGATCGGGCTGATGCCCAGCAGCGAAAGGGCGTTGTTGACCACTCCTACTTCCCCGGAAGAGGTGGTTTGCTGCGCCCGGTTGCTGCGCTTGCGCTGCTCTCCCATCTCGGGGGTCGCGATGGCTTTTTCGTATCCGGCCAAAAGCGTTTGCGCGGCGTTGTTCTGCGGTTGTCCCGCCGACAGCGGCCCGGACAACTTCGCCGCCAGCTTGAGTGTGAAAGCCTCGACAAAGAGAGGGCTGTAGAACGAGACGTCGGTAATCCTTGCCACATAGATCAAATCCATGGCGGAGGAATCGGAAAGCAGTTTCTTTGCTTCGATGGCGTAGCGGTGCTGGATGATTTCGGCTTCGTCGCCGTTGAGTTGCACGAGGCGCAAATAGTCGGTCGGCAGCGTGTAGGAATAAGCCCATTCGCTGTTTGAGGCGTTGGACGTCCTTTGCAGCGAAGCGCGTTTGATGGCAAATGACCAAGGACGCGAGGAAAGCACTTCGTCCCTTGTGACGTCGTAAAACCTGTCGGCAAGCTGGGCTTGGGTGCTGTTGTCCGAGAGGCTGGTGATCGGCGTTACCCCAAGATAGGCCAGAGCGGTGTTGGCGATCTCGACCGCGGTCAGCGTGCCATTTTTATTGCGCTTGCTCCGCCCGCCCTGTTCCCCGGGCTGGGGCATGGCGGCGACCTTGTCGAACAAAGCCAAGAATTCCAGCGCCATTTTCCGGTCGCCGGCCAAAGGCCCGGCCAGCTTGGAGGCAAGTTTGATCGATAGGCATTCAACAAAGAGCGGCGAATACAGACTGACGTCAGTGATTTCAGCAACGTAGACAATGGCCAGCGTGGTCGAATCAGTAAAAATCTTGTTCCCCTCTAGGGCGAACTTGTGCTTGATCGTTCCGATCTCGTCGTTGTTGATCTGAACGAGGCGTAGAAAATCCGCGGGAAGCGTGTAGGCATACAGCCATTCGGAGTTACCGGAAGCAGCCTGTGAAAGCGTGGCGCGTTTAACAGCAAACGTCCAATCCCGGAGCGCCAGCACCTCGTCCCGGGTCTGGTCGTACATGCGCGTGGCGAACTGCGCCTGTTTTGACCCATCGTTCAGCGAGGTGATCTGGCTGATGCCCAAGCGGGCTAGTGCGTCGTTGACGATGTCGGTGCTGTTAGCGGGCATAATTAAAAAGGTGGCAGACTATTTAACGCGGTCTGCCAGCGCGATGTGGGGATGATTAGAGAACCTCGTCGCAAGCAATCTCGACGACTTTCTTCTCTTCCATGCGAACGGCACCCATGGACGCCACGGTGCGGAGTTGCAGCGCGTGGCTGCGATCCGGGCGGATGTCCACATGCACCTTGCGACCACTGTCAGCGAAACGCAGACCGCTCTTGGTGTAAGCGACGATCTTGCGGATGCCGGTAGCTCCGTCGTAGGTGAAGAACGACTTGTCGGTCACGCGGAAACGGAATCCCATGAACGTGTCGATCTGGCCGGCAACCAGAGCGCGAACCGTGTTGAAGTCGGCGCTGGTGGTTTCGGTGGTACGGAGCAGGTCTTGAATCTGCGCCGGGCTGCACGCGATGATGCGCTGGTCATCTTCATCGACGTTGTTATCGTCGAGGATGAACTTCGCACGGCGGAGCTTGGCGATGGTCAGACCGCTGTTGGCCGCGGCACCGGACTCAACATAATCGACCGCGACCTTTTGGCCGGCGGGCAATGCAGTGTTGGTGGTTCCGGTGGCCCCGGTGGAGGCGTTGCCCACGGCGGCGGCAAGGGCGATTTTGTCAATCGACCGGGCGTAGGCCATGGCATGGTTTTGCACCAGTTCGCTCTGCGGGAGCGCGATCTCGCCCAGCAACTCGCTGTCCCATTCGTCGAGCAGATCGGCCTTCTCGTATTGGAGAGGGCGAATCCAACGGTGGGCCATGGTTGTGTCGGTGACGTTGGTTTCACCGGCGCGGGTCGTGATCTGCGTCATCTCGACGGGATCGATCTGGTTGTACTTCTTTTCTTTGCCGCGGATCGTGTCGATAGACAGGAACTCGCGGAGCTTGGAAACCTTCTGCTGAACCAAGTGCATCCAGTTATTGGTGAACTCGGTCGGGAAGAATTCCGGTATATCGGTTGTAATGACAACAGGCATAACTTTCTCCTTTAGTTTTGACTAAACCCGCGTTGGCGGATTCGGTCGGGTTATTGTTTGTGGTGTCCTTGGCACTACCGATTATCCGCGCATGCGGGTCGTCGGCCTTGGGCTGTGCGTCGGACAGGCTCCACAAGGAGTTGTCTGCCTAACTATGTGTGAGCGATACGCGCTCTACACGATGTGGTCAAAAGATTTTTTATGCATAGCAATTGACCGTTTGCTATACGCAACCGGGCTTTACATATACCGCGGTTAACGTAAAGCGGCGATGAAGCCAAAATTAGCTAATGTATAGCCAAGCCACACGGTTGCCATGGCGTAGTCTTTGCGAATAAATGCCATGTCTAGGGCGGTGAGAAAATACAGCCCGGTGACAATGCCGATGGTGTAGGCGCTCATCCAATCACTCCATCGTTTTGCCGGGCAACCCAAGCGCATACCTCGCCCACCAGCCGCCCGATCTCGTCCACGGCTTCTTCATCAATGTCAAACAGCCGGGCGTGGATTAGCTCATGGCAAATCAACTCAATACCGCGGTGGGCTATGGCGTCCGGGTGAATGTAGATTGTCCTATCGTCTTGGACGCACAGGCCGTCGTAGGCTTCCCGGGCTGGCGGTCGCTGTAACTTGACGCGCCAAGGCTTGCCGTTGACTGATATGCGTTTGGTCGCTCGCCGGCTCATTTGAAACGGTAATGGGCAACCGGGCGTATGCGCTCGGCTAACCGTATGGTAAACGATTTCCTTTCAATTTCTCCGCGTTCAGCCATGCGGCGAAGTTTTTCATTAGTGGCGCACTCGCTGCGCCCGCGGGCCTTGGCGATTTGGCGCACGGTATACCACCCGTGCGGCACATCTTCCGGGGAATGCTCTGGAGCGGCCAGCATTTCGCACCAGCGTTTGAGATCGGCGTCCGGGTTGGGTGTCACAGATTGTGATTTCATAACGGTAGACGGTAATGCGGGTCGAAGACGGCCAGATTGACCGTGCAGTGCGTTCCATTGAAATGCCCGTAGGCCGCGGCATGACGCCATCCCAGCGATTGCCGGCGCGTGGCGCTGTACGGAATGTCCAGCTTGATGCCACAGCCAATATTGTACCCAATGGCCTTGGCGTGCGTTCTGGCGCTTTCTACGGCCACACGGTGCGTGTGAGCGACCACCAGCGAGTGTCCCACCATTTCCGCGCCGTCCCGGGCCGCGGACACTCCGTACATGGCACCGTGCATAAAGCCAGTGTCGCCTAGCATGTACATGCAGGACTTATGCACGCCGGCATAGGGAACAATGTGGCACTTGATCTTGGCCATTTCGTCTTGGATGCGGTTCATAATGTTGCCGCATGCGTAGCTGTAAATGGCATTGGGCGAGTGAGCCAATTCGGCTAATCGGGCCTCATGGTTGCCCCACAAATAGACGTTTGGCTTTAGCTCTTTAAGGAACGTCAGACCTTGCAGCAAATCGTCCACCAAACTGGCGGCATAATCGGCGCTGTCCGCGTCTCGCCTCGCGCCGGCCCGGAGCGCCCGGCAATCAAACGCATCCCCAAGGTGCATGGTAAAATCCGGTTTCCACGCTTCCTTGAGTCGAAGCATGGCATCCAGCGCCCGCGGATCGGCTTCTGCGCCATGGGTACAGGCGCATGCCATCCACTTCTGCCAGCCCTTGGTTTTGCTGGCCATAGGTTAGCCTTCCTTGATGTACCGGCGCACCAGATCGACAACGTCCGGGTCGCCGTCCTTGTAGCGCTGGTAGTACGGGTTTTCTGGGTTGGTTTGGATGTCCTTGGCCGCGGAGCGTCCGGTGCTGGAGGTGAGAGCGTCCGGGCCGACAATCTTGTCGCTGGCAAGTTTGTCCGCGACCCACAGCGCCAAACGGATGGCGTTGGGCGATTGCCACATGCGGTCGTTGGGATCGATGCCGGCGGTTTTGGCCACGCGGCTGGCCAGTTCGATTTTCTCGCCGTATTGGTCGCCGTATTGCTGCTTCAGTTCACTGCGAGCCGATTCCACCTCTGCCACGGCCATCTGTTCGCCGGCTTGCAGGATGGCTTGAACTTGGCCCACTTGCAGCGCGGCAAGCTCGCGTAGGGCCGCGGGCGGCACGTTGTGCTTGTGGGCAATGGCTGACGCGGCCTTGGCCATGTTCTCGTCAAACTCCACGCCCGGGGGCAATGTCTCGGGCTTGAGCGACTTGACATATTCGTCCGGGCTTTCTGGGACGTTAAGCGCTTTGCGGAATGCGGCCACTTCCTCGGGAGTGCTTTTCTCGTTAGGAACCAGCACAGCTTGGGCTTTCTTGCCCAGCAACTGCTCCAGACCTTGGTAGCTCTTGGCCAGCGACTCGTAGTCGGGCTTGTTGTCGCGCCAGAATTTTTCGGGGAGAAACTCGGGTTTCTCTACCGGCTCGGATGGGGCTTGGGTTGTGGCCGGCGCGGCGGCGGTTTGGGCGTCGGCAAGAATCGACGCGGGTGCTGCTGTTTCAACGGGTGTGGAGGACGCGGAAACATCCCCGGGTTGGCTGGCGGTTGCATTGTCCATAGGTGATTGTGTGCGGGGTTAGCGCACGATTTTGGTTTTGGTTTCGGGTAGGTTGGCGTCGCCCTCGACGGGCTGGGCCAGTTTGTGATCGATGAAAAGAATCACCTCGCGTTGTCCGTCACGCAGTGCCGCGGAAATGGGATCGTAAGGATGGTTGATGCTTCGTTCAAAAGCCGGGCGATCCACGCGGAAATAGGCACGCAAGTTCTTCAGCACCACCTCGCCGTCCGGGTTCTTGAACACCCGGTGGTAAGCGTTGGTCACTCGCTGAAGCTCTCTTTGTCTTTCGGCTTCCTGTTCGGACGTCATAAATTAGCCGGCCATTTGCTGTCCCAGCATTTGGCCTACAGCGCTGTCGGACTTGATGCTGCCCACCTTGGCCGCGGAGTCAGCCAGCGCCATCTGGTTCTGTTGTTCCTGCATGGCCCGTTGCGCTTCGGCGCGTTGCGCTCGCATTTCTTCAACGGTGTCCATGGGACGCATCCATTCGGTCGGCACTCCGTCGTTGAGCGCCATACCGCGGGTTGCCTTGTCCAGATCGTAGTTGTCGAGGATGTCGGGCTGCACTTGCACCATGGCCAGCGTGTTCTCCATGGTGCGGAGCATGGCCACGTTGTGCAGTCCCTTGATGGCCAAAGCGACCCGGCTGACGTAGACGATCTCGGGCTGCGGAATCTCCGGGATGCCGGTCGCCTCGTTCATAATGAGCGCCTCCCGCGGAGGCGGCGGGAACAGCCCGCGGCGAAGGTGCATGCCAAAGACGCGACGCAGAAGCGGGTTGAACAGTTCGGTGGTTTTGAGAGCAAAGGTCGGGCTGAATTGCACCAGCTTTTCGGAGGCACGCTCGTTGACCTCCCTTGCGGTCATCTGCTTGTCCAGTTCGCTGAACATGCGGAACATGTCCACATGAAAGGCACGGTTGATGTTCTCGGCCTTGCGCTGCTCACGCTCTAGGCCGATCTGGTAGTCGCCCTGCGTTGCCCACTCACGCGGAATGGCGTTCGGGTTGGTCGGATCGAAGTAAGTGATGCCGGCAGAGCGAAGATCGATTTCCCCTTCATGCGTTGCCGGGATGAGCATGCGCGGGAAGGCTTTGGTTTCGGCCAAGGCGTCGAGTTGTTTGACAAGGAAATTGAGTTGCCGGGCGTCGGCCAAGGCGACCCACGCCGGCGAAAAGCCGTACACGCTGTTGTTGTGTTTGAGATGACGCCCGGCAAAGAACGGCTGCTCATCAAACCCGCTGACCATGCAGACATGCTTGGAGCTTTTCTCAATGTAGATGGACGCAAAGGGCTTGTTCTCCGGGTCTTCCTTGCCGGCTTCGCGCTCGCCGGGCTTCCGCGGGTAGATGGCATGCAGGAAGGTGTGCTTGACCGTGCCTCCTTTGCCGCTGGCCCGGTATTCGCGTAGGTGTCCTTGCAACTGCTCGGAGAGGTTGTCCTCGCCAAACTTTTCCGCGGCTTGCAGCAGCGTCAATTCGATCTCCCGGAACATGGTGTCGATCTTGCCTTCGGCGTTTTCGCTGATGGCGTATTTGCAGATCGGAACGCTCTGGAAGACAAAGGGATTGTCGCCGGTGCCTTCGTCGCAAAAGAGCGAGTAGGTGCCGAATGTCGAGTCATCGAAGTACAGTTCATGCACCTCCGCGTAGAAGTTGCTGTTGGCCAGCGTCGCTTGGGCAATGTCGCTGCATTGCGCGTACCATGCCTTGACCTTGTCCTCCTGTGCCATGAACCGCGGAGGATCAAACTGGAACCACCGCGTGTCCGCGGGCGTCATGTACGCCAGCTGACCGTTGGCCAGCGTGGTGTTGGCGTAGACCGCGGTCGAATCGTACAGGCGTACGTTCTTATCGATGTCCGGGAAGTCTCGCTTGGTCGTGATCTCCGCCTTGCGGGGCGAGCAATAGTCAGCCAGTTCCTGCCACTTCGGCTCAAGCGGGGCGCGGACGGTGAGCATCTCGCTCCACCGCGTG